TGCCGCTAGTTCAGCCACAGCAGCGTCTACATCAGCGACTAACTCTGCTAACAGTGCTACTGCATCAGCGACTAGTGCGGCAACATCGACAACTAAGGCAGGTGAAGCAAGCACCAGTGCCACAGCAGCAGCCTCTAGCGCATCTACAGCGTCTACACAGGCAAGCAATGCAGCCACTAGTGCTACAGCGGCATCCACTGCTCAGGCCAATGCAGAGACAGCGGAGACTAACGCTGAGACTGCTGAGACTAATGCGGCAGCTAGTGCAACAGCAGCGGCTAGCAGTGCTACGTCAGCGGCATCCAGTGCGTCCAGTGCCTCTAGTACATTAGCATCAGCGGCACTGAAGGCTAACAACTTGTCCGACTTAGCTAGTGCAAGTACAGCTAGAACTAACTTAGGCTTAGGCACTGCGGCAACTACAGCGTCTACTGACTACCTAGCCTCTACAGGTGGTACAGTGACAGGGACTGTGGAGCTTGTCAGTACAGACACTAGCTCTTCTGCTGATCCTATTCTATGCTTGTATCGCAACAGTGCATCTCCTGACGATGGTGACTACTTAGGTCAGATTAAGTTCCAAGGAGAGAGCGACACAGGTGTAACAAGGCTATTTGCTAAGATTACTGCCAAGACTTCAGATGTCACTAACGGATCAGAAGACGGCTTGATAGAAACAGCAGTGAAGCAAAATGGCTCTAATGTTATTGTTTCTCGTCAGACAGGATCAGCTTTAAAACTTATTAACGGCTGTGCTATAGAAGTAGACGGTACAGTGACAGCAACAGGCGGTACATCTACTAATTGGAATACAGCTTATGGTTGGGGCAATCACGCTTCAGCAGGTTATTTAACATCTTCATCAACTTTAAATGCAGACAACGTGACTACTGGTACGCTTGATGGCGGCACATACTAAAGGTATATTATTATGGCAACAAAAATTGTAACAAAGAACAGCTCTACTGCTTCTGCCGTTCCAACGATTATTCACTGAGGACAACGGTGGTAGTATTGTTGAGCTTGGTACTAAACCTAGCACCATAGACATCAACGCAGGTTCTATCGACGGCACAGCCATTGGCGCATCCTCTGCATCCACAGGCGCGTTTACTACGCTGACTGCTACTGGCCTAACTGTAAACAACACAACTGCTTTTTCTTACTTGCCAGTATCTACGGCAGGTTCTGTTGTAGGAACAATAGGCACAGGTAGCGGCACAATCTTTAATACACCTAGTGTTAATGCTAGCTTTGGCTCTGGATTAGCTATTGACGGTAGTTACTCAAGCGATGTATCTACCATCAACTTAAAAGCATTTGGGCCGAAGTTTTCATCTTATAGCAGTCAACTAGTTTTCCATACATCATCAGGAACATCGTTAACAGAACGCATGCGTATCAGCTCGTCTGGCAAAGTGGGCATAGGCACTACATCTCCTCTAAGAGCCTTAGATGTCAGAAGCGGAACAACAGACATTGTAGCTAACTTTGAGTCATCTGATGCGGGCGCTTATTTAGCACTACAAGATAATTCAACATCATCTAATACAGCAGTTTTAGTAGGGGCTATTGGTGATGCTTTAAGAATTGATACAGGTGATACTGAAGCCATGCGTATCGACTCCTCTGGCAATGTGGGTATAGGTACTTCCTCACCTTCATTTGTAACTGGCTCTGGTTTAGAAATTCAAAGGTCAAGCGCAGATGCAACTTTGAGGTTAGAGCATACAGGACAGCATAGTTTTGAGCTGACTGCTGAATCTGGACAGGTAACATATAATTCAGTGTCCTCAAAGAACCATGTTTTTGAGGTTGGAAGTTCTGAAAAAATGCGTATCGACTCCTCTGGCAACCTATTGGTGGGTAAGACTGCTACAGCTTTAGGAACAGCAGGTCATACATTTGGTAATGATGGTTACCTTTACCACACTAGGTCAGGCGACATTATGTGGCTCAATCGTCTAGGTGGACACGGTACCTGTATAACATTTATGAAGGATGGCGCAACGGTAGGCACTATCTCAACAAACGCTAACTCTCTACCTTCTGACAGAAACTTTAAACGAAACATTCAAGACCTTACTTTAGGTTTAGACTTTGTTGAATCTTTAAACCCTGTAACCTACAACTTTAAAATTGACGATGAAGGTCAAGCTGTTATGACAGGCTTGATTGCTCAAGAAGTTGAAGAGGCTCTTACTGCCGCAGGAGTAGAAAAGAATAGCATGACTCTGCTTCAGCATAAGCCGACTGAAGATGTTAATGAGTCAGATTATAAAATGGATTATCTCAAGTTTGTACCTATCTTGATTAATTCTATCAAAGAGCAACAAACCTTAATTGAATCACTAACAGCCCGCATAGCGGCACTAGAGGAATAAAACAATGGCAGTAACTTGGACAATCTCAACCCTAGAACGCAACACTGATGACGGTGTTGTTGTAGCACACTGGCAAGCTAGCGATAGCGAAACAGTAGGCGAAGTAGAACACTCAGGTAGCTCATACGGCACTTGCGGCTTCACCCCTGACAGCACTGCTGACGGCTATGTAGCCTATGACAGCCTAACAGAAGAAACTGTAATAGGATGGGTAAAGGCTGACGTAGACGCTGACACTATTGAGGCAAGCATTGCTTCACAGATAGCAGACAGCAAAGCACCTGCGATTAGCACTGGAGTGCCTTGGTAATGATTGATCCAGTCACGGCCATCAGCATAGCCACTAACGCCTTTGGCACGATCAAGCGTATGGTAGCAGCAGGTCGTGACGTAGAGGATACATTATCACAAATAGGGCGGTGGTACGGAGCAGTAAGTGATTTAAATGAATGTCAACGAAGGGCAGAAAACCCACCACTATTTAAAAAGATTGTTGCGTCACAATCTGTTGAGCAAGAGGCAATGCAGGTATATGCTCACCAGAAAAAGATACAGCAACAAGAGAAGGAACTCAGGGAACTCCTGATGTATTCCTACGGGCCAAACGGTTACAAAGAGTTGGTAGAGTTACGTAGGAAGATCAAGGAGCAACGAGAAAAGACTGTATACGCACAAGAGCGTAGACGTAAAGCAGTATTCTGGAACACAATACAAGCCGTGGGTATCCTAGCATTAGCCTCTGGTGTTTACTTAACAATCTCTTGGATCATAGGACAAGGAAATGGATGAACAAACAAAAGACATGTTGGACGTTACTGCAATATCTACGGCTATACTATCGCTAGCATCTTGGCTACCACCTGTAGCATCACTGCTGACAATCATATGGCTAGGTATTCGCATCTATGAGTCTGACACTGTGCAGAAACTTGTGCATGGTGAGACGAAGAAAGAACTTGACAAACAAGACTAAATAGTGTATAATATATGAGTATTTTAAATAGTTTAATAGGGCCAGTGACAGGTCTTTTAGATAAATTCATAGAAGATAAAGATAAGAAAAACCAAATCGCCTATGAACTATCTACTATGGCTGAGAAACATGCTCAGGAATTACTTAAGGGTCAGCTAGAGGTCAACAAGACTGAAGCGGCACACAAGAGTTTATTTGTCGCGGGATGGCGTCCTGCCATTGGTTGGATATGTGGACTAGCCTTACTCTATTCTACCATCCTAGCTCCAATACTAGGCATCTGGTTTACTGTCCCACCTGTTGATAGCTCACTACTCACAAGTGTACTGATGGGCATGTTAGGATTAGGTGCTATGCGTACAGTAGAAAAGACTAAGAACGTACAGAGAGAACGATAATGGGTGCAGGTGGTCACGGGTTTTCCTTTAGGAACAGGTCTAATACGCAGATAAACAATAGAGTAGCTGCTAAGGCGGCTCAACGTCCTGTTGTTGAGGAAGTTGTAAATTTAAATGCTACTCCTTTCGCATCTACTATAGATTCTCCTAGCATTGATCTAGTGACCCCTATCACAGTTGCAGGTTCTAGAACTGAGCCTGTGGTAGATAAAGATAAAAAACAAAACGAATACTTTGAAAAGGTAGAGCGTGAGGGTGGTAGATTTAGCCCTACTTATACTCCATATGCTGATGCTTTTTCAGACCCTACAGGAACAGTACGTAAAGCAGGAGAAACTGTAGACAGGTTTACTGCTGAGGGTGATAAAGTAGGCTTTACAATGTACCATGATAAACATGTTTATGATGGTTATGGAAATATAGTAAGCACTACTGTAAAGCCTACCCATGTTTTATACAAACCAAAAGACAGAATCCGAAAAGCTGAAGCTGATCCTGATTTTAATGTTGCTGATTATTACGAAAGAATGGCAGCAAGGGCAGAAGAGTCTATAACTCCTGAAGCTGTTCGTAGTGTTTTGGATAGCCATGATCCTAACCGTGGAGAACTATTCGGCACAAGTCCTAGAGGTTACTTAATGGATCAGCAAGTAGGCGATCCTTTTATAGACATCATTAGATCAAAACAGATACCTTTAGCTAAAGAACTGGATACTCCGTTTGAGCTAGACTACGACTACGGTTATCACTCTGATAAGCTGTACATGAAACAGCCTCCTCTGTTGGGCAACACTAACCTACAACAAGGGTTTACTGACAAAGAGCGTGAAGAGTATAGAGATTTATCAAAGCGTGGTTCTTTCGTAGATATTAGCGGAGGAACTTCTAGGGTTGGTGAGTACACTATGGCATGGGTTGAAGATCCACCAGAGCCTAGTGGTTTCTCTAAGTTTTTAAATAATCCTGTATTAAGTGTAGTAGGCGCTATTAACCCTGTTATTGGATTAGCCACTACAGCAGCTAAAGCCGCTACTGGTGAAAAACTATCTCCTGTAGAAATAGCTAGTGGTTTAATGACAGGTTTAAACATGACGGGAGCAATTAAGCCTCCTGCACTAGGTGACATACCTGTTGGTGGTGGGCCTCCTCAGATGACCAAAGGCACTGGCTTATTTGGTTCTACTTACAATCAAACAAAGACTGCATTAAACGTAGCAGCCGCAGGAGATGCCAAAGGTGCTGCTCTTGCTTTGGTAGGCGATAACATTATTAAAGGTGGTCTAGAAAAAACAGGGCTAGACGAAGAAGCTATTACAAACGCAGGTATCCAGTACGATGACTTTGAGGCAGGTGTAGGTAAAGCTGTACAAAAACTAGCAGCAGGTGAAGAACTAGACGAGGCTCTTGCTCATGGTTTAGGTAAGTATATTGGTGAAGGCGGTACATTAGGCTCTATTGACTTACCTTCTATTAATCTACCTTCTATTGATTTAGGTGATTCTAAACTTCTTGGGCCTATTGCAGATGCATTGTCAGCGGCAGAAACAGCAGTTAGACAGGGCTTATCTAAGTTTGATAAAGAAGTATTACAGCCTGTCACAAAACCTACAGGAGATATTTTATCAGCGGTAGAAACTGAAGTTAGGCAAGGGTTATCTACACTTGATAAAGAAGTGTTACAGCCCTTTACACAGCCTATAGGTGACGTTGCTGAGAATGTGGCTCAAAGTGCGGGAGATATGCTGTCTGACTTAGATACAGCCATTAGACAGGCTTTACCAGACATTGACTTACCTAGCATTGACCTGCCTAGCATGGACTTACCTTTTGATCTAAGCCCTTCTCTGATGTCAGACACAGGTCAAGACTTTATACCATCGCCTACACGCACAACAGACAGCTTGTTTAATGATGAGCTATTTCAGTTTGAAACAGAGATAGGCATCAGCGATTATCCTATAGAGTCACAAGGAGAAGAACTAGAGTTGTTTTATCCAGAGTCTGCGCCACAGTTAGACTACGCACCAGACTATGACAACTTCTTTGAAAACACTATTTACGAAGCTAAACCACGGAGTTACGATTTCTAATGACTTACTTACAACTGGTAAACAGCGTACTACGCAGACTGAGGGAGGATGAAGTAACTACTGTTGCTCAGACGTCCTACTCTAAACTTATTGGTGAGTTTGTCAATGACGCTAAACGCACCGTAGAAGACTCTTATGATTGGACTGCACTACGCACTACTCTCACTGTGTCAACTACAACAGATACATTTAACTATGTACTCACTGGCTCACAGAACAGAATGAAGTTGTTAGATGTTGTTAATGACACATCAGATTGGTTCATGCAGTACCGTGGCTCACGTTGGATGGACAATGCTTTTTTGATTGAGACTCCACCTATAGGCGCACCACAGTTCTACAGCTTTAACGGTGTTGATGCCGCAGGTGACAATGCTGTTGATGTATACCCAAAGCCTGACGGTGTGTATCAGCTACGCTTTAACGTGGTGTTACGTACAGCAGACTTTACAGAAGACACAGACAAGCTAGGCGCACCTTCATCACCTGTCATACAACTAGCCACTGCATTGGGTGCTAGGGAGCGTGGTGAGACTGGAGGCACTAGCGCGGCAGAGTTGTTTGCACTAGCAGATAACACCTTGGCTGACGCTATTGCTATTGATGCGTCACAACATCCTGAAGAAACTATCTGGTATTCTTAATGGCACAACAATTACAGAACATTACCGTTGCCGCCCCCGGCTTTGCAGGTCTTAACACACAGGACTCACCCATTGGTGTTGATCCTTCGTTTGCCGCTGTTGCAGACAACTGTGTTATTGACAAGCTAGGCCGTATTGGTGCGCGTAAGGGTTGGGAAGCAGTGTCTAGCAATGGCTCTTCTGTACTAGGAAGCAGTCGTGGCATAGAGACTATGTACGAGTTTATTGATAACTCTGGTGACAAGGTTGTGTTGTCAGCGGGTAACAATAAAGTATTCTCAGGCACTTCAACCTTAACAGACATTACCCCTAGTAGTTACACTCCTTCAGCTAACAACTGGAAGATAGTAACATTAAACAACCATGTCTACTTATTCCAGAGAGGACATGAGCCACTGATAGGCACAGATGAGTCAGGTTCTTTTGTTCTGGAAACTATGTCAGGCCACAGCCACAGCACAGGTACTGCTCCACAGGGCAACGAAGTCCTAGCAGCCTACGGTAAGCTGTTTGTAGCAGACGTTACAGGTAACAAGCATACCGTCTACTGGTCTGATACACTTAACGGTCATGCTTGGTCAGGAGGTTCTACAGGCTCGTTAGACGTAACTCTGGTATGGCCTACAGGCTTTGATGAGATAACGGCTCTAGCGGCTCACAATGGCTTCCTAATCATCTTTGGTAAGAAGTCTATACTTGTGTACTCAGGTGCTTCCTCTCCTGCCTCTATGACGCTTACAGACACCATAGAAGGCGTTGGCTGTATAGCTCGTGACTCAGTACAGCACACAGGCACTGATATACTGTTCTTGTCTGAGACAGGTGTACGTAGCTTTGGTAGGACTATACAAGAGAAGTCTATGCCTATGCGCGACATCAGCAAGAATGTACGCACTGACTTGTTAAGCCTGATACCGCTACAGACTAACCCTATCAAGTCTCTGTACAGTTCTGAAGAGGCTTTCTACCTACTGACTCTACCAGACAGCAACACTGTGTACTGCTTTGATATGCGTACTGCACTGCCTGATGGGTCACAACGGGCTACAACGTGGTCAGGAATGTATCCTCTGTCGTTTGCTGTGTTGGAAGGTGGTGAGATATACATTGGTATCTCTAGCGGCATAGTTGAGTACACAGGCTATATGGACGGTGCTGTTAAGTACGAGATGAGATACTTCAGTAACCCTATGGACTTTGGTAACACTTCCAATCTAAAGTTCTTGAAGAAGTTTAACATGACCATCATTGGTGGACAGAACACACCTACTACATTGAACTGGGGCTATGACTATACAGCGAATTATACTAAACAAGCGTTTACATTCGGCTCTAGCAACATTGGCGAGTACGGTGTTTCTGAGTATAACACTACAGCAGAGTATACCTCCTCTATTCTAATCAACACACCAAAGGTTAACACTAGCGGTAGTGGTGAGGTAGTAACCATTGGTATTGAGGCAGAGGTTAATGGTGCTGCTTTTTCTATTCAAAAAATTGACATACACGCTCTACTAGGGAGACTTATCTAATGTCTAATTACACTAAGACAACTAACTTTGCTACAAAGGATTCTCTCCCTTCAGGCAATGCTGCTAAGATTGTGAGAGGTACAGAGATCGACACTGAGTTTAACAACATTGCTACTGCCAGTGCCACTAAAGCTGACACTGCTAGTCCTACTTTCACAGGTACTGTAACAGCCGCTACCGTGAACGTCACAGGTACACTGACGGCTGACACAATTACTGGAGGG